TATTCATTATCGGAGCTATGTCGCTGCCGCCGATTGCGTGAGATCTCTGAGCATGCCACTCAGGAGATCCTGCCGGGTGTGTGCCGATTAGAGTGCCGCCTAGTTTGGCAATTGTCTTATTTACTGTAATCATGTTTTGGAGCATAGCAAAGCAGCGCGACATAATTGCAGTTATTGTTTAGGCATGAACTCAGAACAAGCACTCACTGCATTAGCAGAAGGCATAAGAAAGACCGGGGCAACTGCCTGCCAAACTTCCGACCCCGATGCTTGGTTTCCAGAAGGTGGCGTTATGAATACGAACCTAAGATCTGCTATTAGCCTCTGTAAGATCTGCCCGGTTAGGTCGCTGTGTCTAGAGTTTGCTTTAGTGAATGATGAAAAGCATGGTATCTGGGGTGGCGTGAACACTAGGCAGCGCGCCAGATTGCGAAACGCTAGTGGTTAGTGTAAAAAGTAGTCTGAGAAGGGTGTAAAAAAGAGATAAAAGACAACTGCCCCACCTTCTCAATAAAGAAAAGACGGGGCAGTGTTAATATTTTTATTTTAGCAGCTAAACGCCTGGAATGTGAGGTGGCTCTATTCCCTCGGTCACGTCTTCGTATTCCTCCGGGTTGTTTACCTCGGTGTTCTTGACTGCCATCACTGAAGCAAAGAATGCTAGGGCTGCTGCGACGCTGCTAAGTATCTGCTGCGATTGCTCTCCGGTAACTATTCCGGCGATTACTAGAAGCGGCACTAATCCGGCTACTGCCGCGTAGATTGCTTTTCTGATCTGTGGGTTGAATCTCATTTTGCGTACCTTTCCAATAGGGCTAGTGGGTCGAATGTCTGACCGTAGAAGATGTGCTTAGCAGTGTCTCCATAGGTGAGATGAAGATGGCTGCCGCGTGAGGCGCTCCCAGTGTTGCCAACTGCCGCAAACCACTTATTGCCTTCCCAGATTTTAGTACCTACCTTGTGTTTGCTCTTTACCTTCAAGTGAGCAAAGCCTAGATACATAGGCATCTGTTTGCCTTCATGCCAGAAGCGTAGGACTAAGCAATTACCTAGAACATCGCTCCAAGTGTTTACTACTATTGTGCCTGTTTCCGGTGCTGTGATCCAAGCGCCCGTAGCAGCGCCAAAGTCTAGTCCCCTATGTGGGGTACTCCTGTTTTCTGTAGCGCCGTAGAGTGCTGTAATGCTTGCTTTAGGAAGTGGGTATCTCATAGAGCAACCTGAGAAACAACCGTCACAGCTAGAGCAGTTAGGGCAGCAGAAGCGAAAGCAGTAACCCAGGCTGTTTGCCAGCGAGCCTTTTCTAGCTCTCGGATTCTATCCTCATGATCTTGCAGCATCTTGAACCCGGCTTTTACGTCTGCCATGTCACCTACTAGCTTTAATAGTAACTGCTGCTGTGTGTTGCTTCTAGGTATCTGCTCAGCCATTAGCCTAGTAGTGCTTTCAGGTCTTCAGTGGTTAGACCGAGTTCTAGCAATTTAACTTCTGCTGTTTCTCGAACTTTTACTTTAGCGGCTTGAGTAAGTAAATCCTGAGCTGCTTTCTCTTGATGTTGCTCGTATTCATCAACCTCAAAAACATTCATTTTTCGACTAGTAACTATTCCTGATGAAGCATCTACTATTTTTATCTTCATTTTTTCTCCTTAGCTAATTCCGTAAAGCGTGACTGTTCCATTGGCAAAAGTTTGTCCGCCAATTTGTAGTTCGCCTATTGGTGCGGTGCTGGTTGTGATCATCGTGCCAATTGCGAAAGAATTACTGTCCCCACTAGTGCTAAAGAATTTAAGGAAGTGTTTACTGGTTTCTGCATAATTCATTATTTCCATTTCACCCGCGCCAGTTGCGTATTGTGAAGCCGAAAATTCTGGATAACTAAATATGCCTGGCGAAGAATCTCCCTTAAGAAATCCAGCTCCCCTAGTAGAAATAAGTGAGCTGGATGTGGTGTATGGTTTGACAAAAAAATCACCTGACGTAGAAACTGAAAAACCGTTCAAAATTAGCTTTAGCCCTTTGTAAGTTTGTGGGATACCAGTAATTGTTGTCGTTGAGCTAAGGCTTATTGTTGCAATTTCAGTAAGGCTTCCACCTCCTGCATTTGTCCAAGCAACAGCCCCGGCAACAACACTTAGAACTTGATCATCTGTTCCGACACCTAAGCGAGTTACTGAGCCAGCGCCGTCTGCAACTATTAGGTCTTGTGCTGTTGTTACTGTGTCGGAAGTTATGAACTGAGCAGTATCTACGTTTAGAGTTACATCGCCTGTAGTGCCGCCGCCCGTTAGCCCTGTGCCTGCTGTGACCGCTGTAATGTCACCTGGGTTAGAGATACCAACAAAAGCCGAACCATTCCAGCTTTCATAGGCGCTAGTGTCCTCGAGGTAAGTGAGCATACCTGTCACCGGGCTAGGGATTGCAGTAGTCCTAGCTGCTGCATCTGCGAACACAATAACGCTCTGATTCATTAGAAAATTATTGAGATCGCTTGCAGGAAGTGGGAATCCGTTAGCGAATGTCTTGTATGCCATTTATGCCTCTTTCCATAGCTCTAGTCTAGTAAACCAATTGTTTACGTCTATCGTGTGAATCACCTTAGCAACCGAATAGTAGCTGTCTATGTTTAGCTCCGAAGTGACGTATTTTACCCCCAGTACTTCTCCAGGCATAATCTCCGCCGCGTGTGTCAAGTTGTTGTTTCTGTCTATTGCAGGAGTTGTAACACTTTTTACTAATCGAGTGGGGTACTGAGTGAAGACCCTATCTGCCCATACGTTTAGTTGGTCTATGTCTGTCGTGTCTATCTGCACGTCTATAGCTGCTACCCCATAAAGATCTATTGAATCCTGATCTTGCCTAATTACATAGGTTGCATCATCTGTCTTTAGCGCAACCCTGAGCGAATTATAAACATCATCGTATTCACCCTGGACTATAAGGTCGCTCATACATAGGTGGAGATCGTCTTCGTGTGAGTTGCCTATAGTGTAAGTTCCATCTGGAATAGCGGCTATGACCGGGCGAGGAATGAAAACAAACTCCTGAGTTGGAGGGTCTATCCAAAAGAACCCTAGTCCGACCTGTATGGCGTCTGATAAAAAGAAGTTAGGGATTACGTCAGTCGATAACACACTAGGTATTCTGCCTGTTGTTTCGCTGCTAAGGGCATTCATGCTAGTTCCAAATCCCTCGGCAACCTTTTCTATTACCTCGTAAGGGGAAGCGTAGCCGTCTGGGAAGTCTGTAGTGGTATCAAATTCAGTTAGTCGAGTAGTGACTACCTTATTAAAGCTATCTAATGCTGAGATGCTGATTAGGTTAGGCCCGTCAACGGTGTAAGAAACATCTACGGTGTTTATAAAGCCCGAGAAGATAACCTCGTCAAGTTCTGCCCTGTTTAGTCTTACCCTTACCGGAGTGCCGGGTCTTATAGTCCTGTTGTTTGTCGGGTCGTAGGTGTAGCTCTGTAATGCGATTGCAGCAGTAGAAGGTTGCGCTTGAAAGTAGGTCATGTTTTCTACTGTGCCGCCTAGCTCGGTCTTCACGTTTGCAACATCACAATTCAAGTTCTGCCAGTCAAAAGCATAAGCGCCTTCTGCTAGAACATCTGCGCCGCCAATGTCAGAAACACCGATAATAAACCACCCTGCTCCTGCTAAGACGTTAGTGCCGCCTAAGTCAGAAACTCCTATGATAAATAGATTTGCAGCGTTATCGGGTATGTAGAACTCGACCTTTAGGTCTTCTGCTATGTCAAAATCGGCTAGGAGTGTCATCTTATGATTACGTCGCTGCCCTGATCTCTTAGCGCCCTGTTCATTTCGTGAAGTAGTTGCTTGCCATCTGTAGCCGCTGTGTTTATCTGAATGCTGATTGCGTTGCCAAACTGATCAAAGCGACCCCTGCTGCCCTGTGAGATGCTGCCCTGCCTAGCGGACTCTCCGCCGCCTGCTTGCATGTCTGGGGCAAACTTGATTTGATCCGCTGCTTGAGTTGCCTTATTGCGAGCGCCTAGGAGCTGCTGAATGCCTGCAAGCTTCTGCCCGGAGTTGCTTTTGTATCGAGAATCTGGCCCACCTAGTAGTAGGTCTAGTCCCTCGAAGGTTTCTTGAGCAAACACGCTTAGGAAAGTTAGCGCCTTGATTGCCTGGACTACTCCATCACCTAACCAATTGAAGATCTGATCTGAAGTTACTTTGCCGGAGGCTATGCCGAAAGTCTGAGCAAATACATCTATTGCATCACCGATGTACTTCATTTGTAGTTGTGCTTCGCCTGCCGGGTCTATGATTGCTGCCCAAAAGTCTTGAACTGCCGGGATAACCGTCTCAAGAATAAACCCTTGAAAGTCCTGCATTATAGGCATGAACTTTTCGCCAATTTCTGCGCGTGTGTTTTCTATTTCTGCCTTTAGTATGCGCTGCTGATTAGCTAGCCCGTCTGAGGTGTTTGCAAAGTCTCCGGTCACTCCTGAAGTTTCTTGCATTAGCAAGCTATAACGTGCTGTGACCTTCTCTGCCTCGGTCATTTGGGTTGTGCCGTCTGTGATTCCCTTCTCCAGGGCGTGTGCCTCTACTGCTGTCGCGCTTAGGTCTATGCCGTACATTCTTAGCGGTTCTGATTGCCCTGCTAGTCCAGACTGAAATTTAGCTAGTGCATCACCTACATCTAGATTAAATACTGAGGCGAAATCCGCTCCGCGCTGTGAGATCTCATCAACAACCTCTACAATACTTCCGCCTTCTCCGGCGATAGTCTCGGCGAAACTAGAAAACTGTGTAGCAATTCCAAACAGCTCTGTTTTAGAAAGTCCTAGCCCTCTAGCTGCATTCTCACCTAGCTCTAGAATGCCTGCTGCTGCATCTCCGAAAGATACATCTACCGCGTTAGTCGCTTCTGAAAGGTCGCTAGCTGCGTCTATAGCTTTCTTGATTTGTGTTACTGCAATTACACCTAGTGCTATGCCAATAGCGGCTGTTGTCTTACCTATGTTTGCGCCTATTTTGCCAAACTTTTTACCGAGATCGCTGAAGCTATTACTAGCGCCTTTAGTAGCCTTGGCGAGATTTTTGTACTCTCCAAGTATCTCTACATTTAGCACTAAGCTCATTTGCTTCTTCTCCTATGTACCTCAGTTGCAAAGGCTGAGTATTCTGTCCCTGTAAGCTTTCTATACTCACTAGGGCTAACACCTGTAGCTATGACGAA